TTACGAGTGTATTTCTTTTTATTTTTATACACATTTGGCTTCATAGCATCATATATTTCTTTCATTGTTGTTTTTATTGTTTTCATCTACCACGAAAAGCCCATACTGATCAAGTATGAGCTATTAGTTTCGTCAGTTGGGTTTATATCAACTTGTTACGTAAGTTAGACCTTTGTAGTTAAACCATGAGTTTATGTTGTCTGGTATACTATCTATAGTGTAACCTTTTAATAATTTGCCATCTAATCTCATTAGAGACCTGTCGCTTGGGTAAAATTTAATTGTTTTCATATTGTTATTATCCGTTAGTATTCGTATTTAGTTTGTATTTTTTAATTAATGCTCTTACTTCTGCACCTAATTCTTGATCATTAGGACATTTAATAGTTAGTTCTCTGACTACTATTCCTACTGTTGCTAGTAAAGACTTTTCTTCTTCTCTATGTTCTTCCATAAAATCCCATTCTCTATCTCTATTCATTTTCTATACTTAAATTTATTATTAATTCACCTTCATATATTTTTCTTGCTTGGCTTAGTGAGTATGTCCACTTCTGCCACTCTGTTCCACATTTCTGTGTCCAACCGTAGATACCATCTTGTATATCTTGAGCGATTGCTTCTATTTTTTGTTGTTCAGTCATTATTTCTAAAATTTAATTCTTCTACGTTTTCAGTTGTAGCACATTGGCCTTCATCTTTCAATATCATTTGTAAGCTTAATATTGTATAGTTTATCACTAAATTATATTCTTCGTATACATATTTAGGAATGTCGTTGGACATTGAGTAATCATACTCTAAAAAGTTTTGCAGATTGTATAGATTATCTAATACTTTTTCTATACTAGGAATACAATTTATTTTATGATTATAAGTTATTTCTTGAGCTTTATAGTGATTAACACTTAGTAATAAAGCTATACTAATTATAATTCTTTTCATAATTATATTTTATTGGTAAGCTGGACAAGCATTATAGTGATGAGCACGAGCAATAATTTTACCGTTAAATTTCTTTTTAACTCCTGATTTATGAGCTGTTTGCATAGTTGAGCAAGATGTTGCTATTGCTACTAATACTATCATTAGTATTCCTGTAATTGACGTAATCGCCGTTTTTTCTGATTTATTCATATTTATTTTATTTTATATTATTATTATCTATTAGTGTTCGTGTTTAGTTTGTATTAAAAGTTATCTACCAATGTTCCATCAGGTAAATGCTTGTAATAATCTTCAATGAATATATAAGTTTCTTCAATAATTTCATTCCAATTTTCAGCCTGAGATTGAGTAAGTTTACCGTTTTCAAGATCTTCCCACATTTCTAATTGCATTTGAGACAAGTTTAACATAGCGTAACATAGTTGATCAGAAGGATAATTCTTATTACTTGTTGAAGACATTAGTGCAAATGCACCTATAGTCATTATTATTTTTTTCATATTTAGTTATTTGTTTAAGACTACTTGTGTAGTTTCGAGTATTAAACTCTCATCAGTTAAACTTATTCATCACATTGTAGCTTCATAATGTTTAGTATAATGCCTGAGTAAGAATCTTGATCGTCAAACATTTCATTGTTAGTTTCAGAGTAACCATTTGACATCATCACATCATCTAACTCGTTACCGAGCTTTGACCACATTGAGTTTAGTACTTTATCGACAATTGCTTGATTGTATTTTTTGTTAAGCTTTAGCTTATGTTGTTTTATATTCATATTATTATTATCTATTATTTGTCGTATTTAGTTTGTAACGACATCTGTTATTATTATTAGTATTGAGCAAATTAATATTGCTAAGAATAGTTTATGTTCTTTATTCATAGTATTTGATTTAGTATTTCGTAAACATCATCTTGTTGTGATTTATCGAGTGACATAAAGACACCATTAGCTTCACCGGGATAATTGAGTACATGATTTATAGATTGTTGAGTCATTTCTGTTTGATGAACATACTTGTCCATTTCGTCAAAAGCTTTTTGCCATGACCAGTTTGAAGGAGAATTTGAGTGATACATATTATTTATTTTATTTAGTTTATATTATTATTATCTTACGACTATCGTAATTAGTTTGTAACTGAGTGAGAAATCGAATCTCACTAAAAACCATTTCAGTTATGTGTTGAGTAATATATTCGTTATATTTATAGTCTCTAAAGTATTACTATCAACTAAGACTTAATTATATGTTCACATTATTTAGAGTCGCTAAAGTATAATTATCAACTACGACTTTTAGTTTTAAGACTGAGTACTTAATTCTCTACAGAATTTTGGAACAGTATTACTATTTGTATAAGATTTGTACTGTTGAAAGCAAGACATTGATTCGAACTTTTCTTGAAATGTTGAGTAGATTTCATCATGATCATAAGTGAATGTGACTTCTTTCTTATTAGTAAATGTAATTACTGTATTTGTACCGAGTAAAGATTTTCTTATTACGAATCTTTTTGTTGTTAAGTTATTAGTTTTCATATATTTATTATTTATTTAGTTTAGTTATTATTATTATCTGTTTGTTGTCGTATTTAGTTTGTATAAGTGTATATTTATTTAGTTATTATTATTAGTTGTTAAGTGCATCGCACATACTCTTATAATCTTACATTATATATATTAAGAATATTAATTCATAAGTGATAAAGATTATTGGTAGTATTATATCGATTGATGTTAGTTTATTTATTATAGTCATAGTTATTAGTTTATATATATTAGTTTTATTAAAGTATTAATTAACATTTGTTTATCTTCATTTGAATTATATTCACAATCAATTTCTACAAATTCATTTACTTGTTTTTGTATTTCTTTTTTACTTACATAATTTGATTCAAATTGAAAGTGGTTTATAGTATCGTCATTAAAGTATTTCATATTATTTATTTATTAGTTACATATATATTATCTAAACTATGTCGTATATAGTTTGTATAGAAAAATCAAAACGTTCTATCATCGTCGGAAATTCGTGGACGCAATATCGTATCGATTATTCGTATATATGCAAAACAAAATTTCAAAAATCGGGGAAACCCCGGGAAAAAATTGTGAATTCTCTTTAAAAAACAAAATAAAATTTTAATATTGCAGTACTTTACTTATATACATCTAAGAAAGGTGACATTTACCCCCTAGAGCTATAGAATAAGGGGCATTTGTCACCCCTAGCTTAAGTAAATCCACTTATTTATGTGTGATAAAGTATAATTAGGTGAAAAACCAAAGAAATTAACAAAAAACTCAAGTATATGCCGATAATAACGTCTTATCCTTTTAAGCAAGCTCCATTAAATCCAGGTGATGAGATAATAATATCAGACTCTCAGAGTAATGATCCAAGGCTTAAGACTAAAATAACTAATTTAAAGGCAATAGGTAGTTTTTCAAGTGACTCTTTTGATTTTACTCAAGGTGTACCTTCTGATACGTGGAATATTAAACATGATTTAGATAAGTTTCCTTCAGTAACAGTAGTAAATGAGTCAAAAGAAGTAATGATAGGTAATATACAATACATAGATAAAGATAATATAACAATAACGTTTAGCGCGCCTTTCTCAGGATACGCATATTTAAACTAATATAATGGCAATAAATTTTTTAGACAATATTCAGCTTAATCAGAACCAGCTTTTAGGTGCTAGATTAGAAAATGTAACATCGGATCCAGGCTCAGCTCTTGGAGGAGATATAATATTCAATAGTACTAGTAATATATTAAAATATTACAATGGTTCAGCTTGGATTAGCTTAACAGCTGATACTCAAGGAATGGTAAATTTTTCTGTAACAGGCGATAGTTCTACTACTCAAACTATTACAAACGGAGGAGATATATTATTCCAAGGTGGTACAGGTATTACTACAAGCACGTCATCAGCCGGCACTCTTGAAAAGAAAGTAACTATTGTAAATAGTCAACCTTTTAACGGTTTAACTTTAGCCTCGACAACAGGTAATGCCTCTACTATATCGGATGAAGGCACTATAACTATTGCAGCTGGTACAGGTATTACAACTACTAATAATGCTTCTGGTACTGTAACTATTGCAGCTACAGGATCTGGATCAATGAGTGATTTTATACTTTCTGGTGATAGTGGTACTAATCAAACGATATCAGATGGTAATACATTAAATATAGCAGGTGGTACTAATATAACGACAGTTGTAGGTGCAACAGATAAAGTTACAGTAAATTTAGATGATAATATTACTCTAGCTGGTGATTTAACTGTTACTGGTGGTGATATAACTTTAGGTGGTACAGGTCGTATTCAAGGTGTAGACACAGTTACAGATGGTACAGATGCCGCTAACAAAACTTATGTTGATAATTCTGTAGTTGGTAACTTAATATTCCAAGGTGGCTATAACGCTGCTACTAATACACCAGATCTTGATTCATCTCCATCAAATACTATTAAAAAAGGTTGGTCATATGTTGTAACAGTAGCTGGTAACTTCTTTACTGAAGCAGTTGAAGTAGGTGATTTCTTAATCGCGCAGCAAGATGCTCCAACTGCACTAGCAAACTGGGTAACTGTTCAAAATAATGTTGATTTAGCAACAGCAGCAACAGTTGGTATTGGCAATGTTAATGTTAATGCCGCGAATACTAATAAAGGTGGTTTAACTTTAAGTTACTCTTCAGGTACAGGTACAGTAGGCGTAGATATAGCTGGTCAAGATTCCATAGCCGCTATAACTGAAATGCAATTTTTAGTATTTGATTCGGCTGATACTGGTGTAAATGGCAAGCTAGATATTGGTTCTTTATCAACATATGTAAATACGGTAAATTCAAAAAAATTAACAACTACCAGCCAGACTACGCATACATTTACACACAACTTAAATACATTTGATGTTATAGTACAACTATATGATACTTCAAGTAAAGAAACAGTGTATGCAAATGTAGATAGAACAAGTGTCGATGTTGTTACAGCTACAACGGCAGCTGCAGCTTCTTTAACTGCATTAATAACAAAAATAGGATAAAAAAAATTAAATTAAATTAAATGGCAATAAACTTTTTAAATGGCATAGCTGTTAGTGGTGCTAGTACTTTTTCTAGCGCACTAACCCTATCTAGTGTTGCGGAAGCAGGCGAAGAAACAGTAAGTGCTTTGTTTGAAGAGTCTGGAGTTGTTAAGAAAAAAAGCTTAGGTACTAATGCTTTTACTAGCACTACAATACCTACAAACGCAGTTCTTACTTCAGGCAACCAAACAGTAGCTGGTATTAAAACTTTTAGCAGTGACTTAAAAGTTAGTACTGGATCTATAGCTGTAGGTAATATAAGTAATTCTGCTACCGACGGCAGAATAGATGCTTCAAACGATGTTGTAGCTTTTTCTACGTCTGATATTAGATTAAAAAACAATATCAAAACTATTGATAACGCTTTAGATAAAGTAAATAGTATACAAGGTATAGAGTTTGATTGGATAGAGAAAGAAAAGATTCATGGCAATAGTGGACATGATATAGGCGTTATAGCTCAAGAAATAGAGAAAATACTACCAGACGTAGTTACCACTAGAGATAGCGGTTATAAAGCTGTTAAGTATGAAAAAATTGTACCATTACTAATAGAAGCTATAAAAGAATTAACTAACGAAGTTAACGAATTAAAAAATAAATAATGGCTCTACCAACATCAGGTCCGTTATCCATGAGTGCTATAGCTACAGAGTTTAGTCAAGCAAGCTCTAATATGTCTTTATATACTTTTGGCTCTACGTTACCAACACCTACAGTGACTAGTAATATAGAACTAGCTAATGATTTTTATGGTCAATCAGCTAGTAGTTGCACTTCTTTTTCTGGTAGTGAGCAGTCAAAAGAAGCTTGTGAACTAGATCCAGAAATTATTTATTTTCATAACGGCTCTGGTACTTATCCAGTACCTGGAGATAATGTTTTTGTCGATAGCAGTTGCGAAGAACCTCTTGAAGGAGGCTCTTATAAAATGGCTAGTGGAAATGTAATGGTAATTGGAGAAGGTGGAGAAGTATCAGAAACTTTCTCATGCTAGTAAAAAAATTAAAAAATAAGAATAAGTAAAATTCACTCATAATATGTGAGTACTATAAATAAGCGCGTAAACAAATTAAAAAAATAAATCATGATCAAAAATACAGAAGATGGAGCCAGCTTTAGAATATTAGGTATTGGAAAGTTATCTGAAGGGCAAAAAAAAAGAAGAGCTAAAAGGGACGAGAAGAAAAACTCAGGCAGAAAAAGAATTAAACTAAAGAGAAAAGGCAAAAAAGAACAAGCTGAAGATGCTAAAAAAGGGTTTCTAGCAGGAGCCAAGAAGCTAAAAGATAGTACCAAAACAGCTGAAGCAAGTACTAAAACACCTACTGATGCTAAAGCTAAAGCAAGCACTAAAACAGCGTCAGCTGGTAAAGAAGATGGAGCTAGTGCTTTTCTTTGGATGGGCAAGAAAAACAAAGCTCAAAAAGCAAGACAAAAAAGAAGAGGTCAAAAAAAGAAAGACAAAGATCAATTTGGAGGTGGTAAAAAAGGCAGAGCAGCTAAAGCGGCTTTTATAGCTGAAAAAGCTGCAGAAGCACAAATGAATAGAGCTGGTAAGAGTATGTCCTCGTCAAGTGAAGGAGAGGAAAAACCAATGGATGTGAACAGTGGAGCTAGCATGAGATCAAGAACTAACATGGCTGTCCCAGCTAAAAAGTTAATGAAAATACAGTACGGGTCTTCTATGAAAGATAATGATTATGGAGCTTCTATGTACGGTAAAAAGCATGGATCTTCTATGAACGCATATCAAGATAAAGAAGCATCGATGGATGATTACTCTCACGAGAAGAAATTAAAAGCTGATGGAAGGTATGAAGCTGCTCATGGAAAGATGGCTAACGCTAAAAACGATTTTAACCACGCTCATGCATTAAAAAAAGATGCTAAGCACGACGCTAAAGGCAGACATTCTATCATGAAGCACATGAGGGGGTTTAAATAATGAGTTTAAAAACTAACAGATACGGAGCAAGTCAAAGAAATGGGCTTACTCCTGGCGGTAAGACAAATAGGTCTATGACTAATTTAGGCACTAAAACCATTAATGCGGCTGCTAATTCAAACCAAAAGCCACAATACAGTGGATCAGGTGATAATTACAGAGATGCGAATAATAATAAGGTTTCAGGACTTCAAGTTGATGAAGGTAGATTGTCTTCTGTTGTTAGAAAATCACCTGAAAGACCTCACGTTGTGGCTAGCCCTGGCGCTCTTAAAAATCAAGGTGGTATAACTGAAAAGCTTTATTTAGATGGTAAGCCTGAAATGAAAGCAATGAGAAGAGGAGAAAAACTTACTCCTGCCAAGAAAGCAATGAAAAGAGGTGAAAAGCTTATTCCTATTAAAAAAGCAATGAGAGGTGAAAAGCTTATTCCTGCTAAAAAAGCAATGAAGACAGATGTTAAGAAAGGTAAACCAACTGCACAAGCTATTGTCATTGACATGAGTAATAAAAAATCTAAAACTTAATAAATAAATTATGCCTGTAATATACACTTTCCCAACAAAAGTAACTCCCTTGGGGTCTGATTTAGTACTTATATCAGATTCAGAAGAAAGTTTAGCCACTAAAAACGCTACAATATCATCACTTGTTACTTCAAATGCTATTGATGTAGTGGATACTGTTACAGCTTCAGGTTCTGGAATAACGGCTAGTCCTAATAAAGGCAATGTTGTTATATCAAACACAGGTGTTACATCTTTAACAGCTGGAGCTAATATATCTTTATCTGGATCTACCGGCGCTATTACAATAGGAACAACTGTTCCTTCTGGATTAGAATATTCTGGAACTTGGGATGCCAATACTAACAATCCGACATTAGCGAGTGGTGTAGGCACAACAGGCACATTTTATATAGTTGCAGCTTCAGGTTCAACTAATTTAGATGGAATTACAGACTGGAAAGTTGGTGACTGGGCTATATTTGTAGAATCAGGAGCTACTGATACTTGGCAAAAAGTAGATAACACTTCTGTGTTAAATGGATCTGGAACAACTGGTAAAATACCAAAGTGGTCAAATTCAAATACTTTAACTGATAGCGTTATAAATGAAAATAACTCTAACATAGGTATTGGAGTTAGTATCCCTGATGATAAGCTACATGTAGTTGGAGATGTTAGAGTAGCTAGTACATCGCCAATAATTAAGTTTGATGAAACAGATACAACTGACGAAAATTGGGCTTTAATTAATAGCGGTGGAAGGTTGTCTATTAGAACTTCAAATGACGCTTTTAGCTCTTATAATACTAAAGTCACTATTAAACAAGATGGCAACGTTGGTATTGGAGCTACTAATCCATTAGCTGCATTACAAATAAATAACACTAGCGCAAAAGTAAGATTTTTCGACGCATCAGATTTCTTTTATACAGAATACGGTAGAGATGGAATAGATGCTTATTCAAGCACGGGCGGTACTGCACCTATATTTTTTAAAACAGGTGGAGTAGAAAAAATTCGTATTAGCTCTACAGGTAGCTTAGGTATCGGAACAGCTAATCCTACTGAAAAATTGGAAGTATCAGGTAATTTAAAATTAAATTATCCTACAAATAGTGGAAGTGTCATGTTGATGCCTAATGCGACAAACAATTCTCAATATTCTTTAATACTACCTAGTATTCCTTCTAGCAGCGATGGTAGTAAATTTTTGCAACTACCATCTAGTACAACTGGACTTCAACAGTTTCAATTAGAGTGGGCAGATCCAAGACTTCAGGTTGCCACTAATATTAATAAAACAAGAAGTTTAAATCCAGGTAGTGGTATTAGTATGACATCTACTGATAATGGTTTAAATGTTGAAATTAGTAGTACTGGAGGGCCAGGAACAGGAACATTAAACGCTTTTCCGTATTGGAATACTACTTCATCTTTAGGTAGTTCACAATTAACAAGACCCAACGCCAATCAACTTCAAATAGTAAATGGTTCGTTAATAATTTCAAATGGAGCTATAGCTCTTAAATCAGGATCAGGCCCAAGTGTTACTTTAGGTAGTCCTTCAAACGTAGGTACTAATTATATGATTAAATTACCACAAATACCTACCGTTGCTGCAGGATATACTGGAGGTATGGGTCTTAAGTTGCCTGACACTTTAGGATCATCTCCTTTTCAACTAGAATGGCAACAACCAAATACTAAATTTAAAGATGTTAATAGTAGACCTTTTATTGATGGTAATTTAAGTGGAGGTATTAGTATGCAACAAAGTACTGGACCTACTATAAAACTAGAAGCAACGACTAATTCAGGAGCTGCTACTACTTATTTACTACCACCTGCCAGTCAAAGTGTAGCAGGTTATGTTTTAACTATGCCAACTGGAACAATAACTTCACCTTATCAATTAGCATGGACTAATGCATCTTCAGTAACAAGTACAAACAATGTAACAGCTTCAGCAAATTCGCTTAACCTTCAAGGTAGTAGTAGTGTAGCTCCTACGTATGGAGCGCCATTAAATATAAGCAGTTCTGGAGGTAGTGGATCAGGTGCTCAAACAGCTATATATATTGATCAAGCAGCCGCTGCAAACCCGAGTGGTTCTCAAGGTGTGAGAATGAATTTCAAAACTGCATCTGTTGGTATTTTAGTTACTAATGCAGACTCTCAATTTGCAAGAGTTGCTGATTTTAGAAATGCGAGCAACCAAGTCGTAGGAACTATATCTTGCACATCTTTAGCTACTACTTATGCTACATCATCAGATTACAGAATAAAAGAAAATGTAGTTGATATGACAGGAGCCGTTGAAAGAGTTAAACAGCTAAAACCAAGTAGATTTAATTTCACAACAGATCCAAGTAAAACTGTAGATGGATTCTTAGCTCATGAGGCTCAAGAAGTAGTTCCAGAGTCAGTAACAGGAGTAAAAGATGCTTTATACTCTAATGGATATCCTTTATTACAAGGTATAGACCAAAGTAAAATAGTACCACTATTAACAGGTGCACTAAAAGAATTAATAGCAAGAATTGAAGTTCTAGAAGCTAAAATTGAAGTTCTAGAAGCTAAATAACCAAATTATCAAGTGATAATATAAATAACCAACGTTTAACTTAAAACCAAAATACAATGACGTTTTTATATACCAGCACTAATACGTGGTCTAGTGCACCACAACCAACAGAAGATACCATTAAATATTGGAAACATATTTCAAGTAAGAAAAACTGGAGAATAGTTCAATTACCTAATGGATTTTTACAAACCGAATATAACAGCATTGATAATCCAGAAGTATGGATCGATGTTACCAGAAGAGAAACACTAGGTGGAGCAGAACAAGCGATAGATAGTTCTATTGAACATTATGCTAAGAAACTAGAGTTTACCAATGGACCGAAAGTAATTAAAACCTTCGAATAATATTCAAAATCAATTATATCAAATTAAATTAAATGCAAGAATTAAAGTTAGTTAAAAATCTGGCTTTTGGTGATGGTGCCAGAAGTCAGATATTAACTGGAGTTGAAAAACTTACTAATGCAGTAGGGTCAACTTTAGGAGCAAGTGGTAAATGTGTTATATTAGAAGATGCAAATGGCATGCCACAGATAACAAAAGATGGAGTAACAGTGGCTAATGCAGTTACATTACAAGACTCTTTAGAAAATATTGGAGCTACGTTAATAAAACAAGCAGCACAAAGAACAGTATCAGATGCTGGCGACGGCACTACAACTGCTACGGTTTTAGCAAAAGCTATTTTAGATGAAGCTTACAAACATAGCGAATTAGATACTTCAAGAGAATTAAAAGAAGGTATTGACTCAGGTGTTAAAAAAGTTATAGCTTATTTAGAAAAAACATCAAAGAAAGTAAAAGGTAAAAAAATAGATCAAGTGGCTACAATATCAGCCAATAACGATAAAAAGCTTGGGAAGATCATAGGGGAAGCATTTAGATTAGTAGATGAAACAGGTATTGTTATGATGGAAACAAACGAACAACCTGAGACAATAGTTGAGCTAATAGAAGGCGTACAATATGATCAGCCATTGAAAAACAACCACTTTATTACCAACAATGAAAAGGGCACGGCTGAACTTGAAAATCCGTTGATTCTAATTGTAGAGTCAGTAATACCCAACGTGCGGAAGATTCAGTCAGTTCTTGAACATGTAATAAAGACAGGTAAAAGTTTGCTTATAATAGCAGATGTTGACCCGCAGGTAGTTTCAGCACTTTCAATGAACAAAGTAAAAGGAAACATAAAGGTTAACATTATAGATGCACCGGTTTATGGTATTAGTAAAAAGGATACTCTAAATGATTTATGCGCGGTTACTGGTGCTACACTTATTAATGAAGATCTAGGTGATGACATGGACATAATAAGTCCAGAGCATTTAGGTAGCTGTTTAAAAGTTATAACTAATCACGAGGAGACAATAATGAAGGTTGATTTATCTAATAATAAAGATGTTGAAGATATAACTAACTTATTAGAAGCTCAAATAAAAGAAACTAAAAATCCAAATTTAATTATTAGACTAGAAAGACGTTTAGCTAAATTAAAAGCTAAAGTTGCTACAGTTAAAATTGGCGCTAACTCTGAAATAGAATTAAAAGAAAAAAGAGATAGAGTAGAAGATGCTATTTGTGCTACAAAAGCTGCGATCAAAGAAGGTATAGTGCCAGGAGGCGGTATAGCTTTATTAAACGCTGCACAGCAATTAAAACCAATGTCAATAGGCGAAGAAGTACTTTACTGTGCTATTAAAGAGCCTTATAAATTGATACTTAAAAATGCTGGCGTTGAAGATTATAAAACACCAGAAGTAAAAGGCATGGGATTGGATGTGGTTACAGGAAATACGGTTGATATGGTAAAAGCCGGAATTATAGATCCTTTGCTAGTTACTAAAAGTGCGCTAATGAACGCAGCCTCAGTAGCCACAACAATATTATCTACTGATTGTGTTATTAATAATGTTAGAGCATGAAAGCAGTAGGTAAATTTATAGTTATAGATCCAGTCAAGGAAACTGATGTAACTACAAAAGGTGGTTTAATCTTAGCTGAAAAGCAAAGAGAAGATATTAGATATAGAAGAGCTAAAGTCATAGAACCTGGCTCTGAAGTATCTGTATTAAAAAAAGGTGATGAAATTTATTATGATAAATCAGCTGGATTTAATATTGAAATAAATAAAGAAGAATATAAAGTTATTAAAGAGTTTGATGTAGTTATTATACTATGAGAAAGTTAACGTCTAGTGATTTAAAAGAACTAGGTTTACTTAAACATTATAGAATAATTAGAAAATGGGCTTGTAAAACTAATAACTTAAATGATGCAGAATTAGAATTACTAATATATCTTGATGCTATGGATATGTTTACTAAAGATGATTTTATAAAAGGTACGTACTCATTCAGCTGGGATAATAGGCGCTGGAACAAATTATTGAAACAAGGGTGGATTATAGTGTGGAGAAAAAGAAACCACACCACTCAAAAATATCACATATATAAAGTTTCCTACAAGTGCAAACAGCTGATAAGTCGCATGTACCGTGTAATATTAGGCGAAGAAGATATGCCTACTAAAAAATTAGAAAAAATTAATAGATATAGTTATAAGGTAATTACTAAATCAATAGATTACGTTAATAAAGATAAAAAAAGATAATATGGCTTACAAACAACCTAAAAAAACACCAATGCATAATGATGGTGCTTCAGAACCTATTACTTTAGCCGTATTAGCTGCTTTAAAAGGTGCTAAATTAATAGCAGGCTTAGTTAAAGGTGGAAAAGCCTTGGCAGCTGGAGCAAAAGCTGCTAAAGGAGCTGGACTATTAGCTAAGGCAGGTAAAGGAGGTAAACTATTAACCAAAGCAGGTAAAGTTGCAACAAAAGCAGGAAAAGTTGGTAGTAAAACTAAAAAAGGAACAAGGTTGTTAAATAAAAGTAAAAATATTATAAACAAAGTAGATAAAGTTAAAGAGAAAGGTAGTAAGCTTATTGAAAAAAGCAACCAAATGAAACAAAAAGCCCAAAAAATAGGGGGGAAATTAGATAAAACCATCAAAAACGTCCAGCAAGGAACTAGCAAAGGCCAAGTTAAAATTGATAAAATATTCGGTAAAGTAGAAAAAGCTACAGGTGGCAAGTTAGGAAATGTTGATGAAATGAAAGAAAAAGCAGGACAAGGAATAGCATCGAAAGTTGGGGATAGTACAACTAAAGGCATAGCAAAAATTCAAGAAAATAATTCACCTGCTGATCCAGATCAGTTTAGAAAAAATGAAGATAGCCCAACAATGCCTCAAGGCCATAGTTATACTAATCCTTCAGGCGTCAGTATGAGTAAAAAATATGGAGCTTCAAGCACCCAGATACAGCAAGGAACTGAAGCTTCTGGCAATGTTCCAGCTACCATGACTAATATGACATCAGGAACAGCTTTAGATCCTAGTAATATAAGAAAACAGACTAGTGTACACAAGTTTTTAAATAATTTTGAAGCTAACGCAAACGTTGGAGGAATAAATATACCTTTAGGTCCTTTAACTAGATTAACACACGCTCTTGCTACAACAAAAATTGACGCTGTTAAAAAAGAAAGGTATAAAAAAAGATTAGCTGAAATAGAAAAAAGCAAACCTATATCGGGAAGAAAGCTGTCTGCTCAAGTAGAAGCCAATACCGATAAAATGAGTAAAATTGCTAAAAACATAAAAATAGATACTAAACAAAAAGCCCCAATAAAATCTGGCTCATTAAATTTAGGTAAACAATTAAAATTAAAAAAATAATAATCATGCCAAGTTACGGACAAAGTCAACAACCAGCAGGTAAAGTCTTATTAGATAAATGTAAGCCTGTTGTAGGAACTAGAATTATGAAAAGTAATAATTCTACTATAACACCTGGATTAAAACAGATAGATAATATACCTTATAAAGGAAACGCAGTAATAAACGCAAATAGATAATGGATATGGAAGATTTGAAGTTGTATTTACTTAATGCATCTTCATTTGCTTTAGCTACGTTAAACTGGGTAGAGCCAATGTTAGAAATTTTACTATTAGCTTTAACTATAGGTTATACTATACACAAATGGCTATTATTACATAAAAAGAAATAAAATGGCAGAAATACCTCAATCGCAAGATCCTAATGCAAACGCACTAACTCCAGGCGCAAACAATAGCATGGCCCAAATACCACAAAACATGCAAAGTGAAGCTGAGTCTAATTTCGCAAGCAACACTGGATGGAATTATAACTGGAAAAGTGATAAAAATAACTACAACGTCAGCAATAGTGGGGAAGTTAGTGTTGGAATGGATGACCCAAGGTTTAATCCAAATATTGATGATCCAAGAAAAAAAAGATCTGTTTTTTTAAACAAAAGCGCAGAATCAAATAAAAATCCTTTTGCAAATCTTGCACAGGACAAATTGAATAATTTTAATAATGAAACTAAAAATATACAAATAAGAAAATCAATGGACATGAATAATATGGATAATAGATATGCTTTGTCACAAGATCAAGCAGGAACTACTAATGCTGGTAGTGATATGACAGGTGATGATATGACAGGTGATGATATGGCAATCGGTGGTGGAACTTCTAATACTCCATTTATACCTACAGACCCTATGAATAATCCAGGAACAAACGGCACTGGTTCTGCAAACCCTACTTTTTCAAGTACAGATGTTAATAATATAAGAGGAATTAATCAAGGTGCACCAATGAGTATGATTAATAAATATGGATCATCAAGAATTAAAAATAGAAAAAAATGAGATTAATAAAAGAAATTATAATACATTGTTCCGCCACTAGAGAAGGACAGCAGGTTTCAGTTGATACTATTAAAGACTGGCACTTAGCTAAAGGTTGGAATAACATAGGTTATCATTTTTATATTGATTTAGATGGAAAAATAAACAAAGGTCGTGATATTGATAAAATAGGCGCCCATTGTAAAGGTCACAATCGTAATTCCATAGGCATTTGTTATTGCGGAGGTGTAGAGAGTGATGGTAAGACACCAAAGGACACTAGAACAGGAGTACAAAAAGAAAGTCTGTTACACGTCCTTAAAACATTAAAGGCGATGTATCCAGATGCTATTATTTATTCACACAATGAGTTTGCTAACAAAGCATGCCCATCATTTGACGCAACAAGAGAGTATGAAGATATCTGAAAACACAGAATTTAAAATTGATATAAAAACAGTAATAGGTATAATCATGTTAACAACAACTTTAGTTGGTATGTACTATACATTACAAGACGATATTGATTTAGCGAAAAGAATGCCGCCTACAGAAGTTAAGAGATTAGAATATGATTTAAAAGAAAAATGGAATCATGCTAATATAGAAGATCTAAAAGAAAGAGTTGATATGATGGAGCAGATGAATGATATACTTTCTGAAGAAATTAAAGTGCTTTCTACATTAGTAAAAGATGGCACAAAGACTGATGGTAAACTAGATGAATTAGCTAAACAAGTTTTAGCATTAAAATCAAAAAAACGTAGATAATGGCTGAAGAATTCAAACCCCATATGATGTATAAAGACTGTAAAGAAGTAATGGCTAAAACCATGAAAAAACATTTGTCCTTAAAGAAAAAGGGTTATGACCATAAAAAATCTAAAAACTGTACAAAATAATGGCAAGTAAAAGAGGTAAATCCAAAAAGAAAAATCCTTGTTGGAAAGGTTACACAGCAATGGGTAGTGACGGTAAAATAGTCATGAAGAAAAAAGGTAAAAAAATGGTTCCCGCATGTAGACCTATTAAAGGTAAAAAAGATGGTGCTTCTATGGACTTAAAAACTCTATCAGGAATTGTTCCAGCTTTAGCAATTAGGGAAAGAGTAAAAGGAAAAGCTGACAGATTAAAAAATGCTAACTTCACTGTTAAAAAAAATGGATAACGCTGGATACGAAAAATCAAACCGTAAAATGCGTTCTGAGTATAAATCAGAAACAGGCAAAACACTAGGTAAAAGATTAACTACTGGTAAAAACAAACGTAGAGTTTCTTTTGCTTGTAGATTTGCTGGTATGAAAGGTCCTATGAAAAAACCAAATGGTAAACCAACTAGAAAAGCTATAGCTTTAAAGAAGTGGGGATTTGGTAGCGTAGGCGCAGCTAGAAGTTTTTGTCAATCAAATAAAGAAAAATGAAATCAAGAGGTTTAGGCGATAGCATAGAAAAGTTTACAAAGGCAACAGGTATAAAAAGAGTTGCAGATATGATACCAGGCGGTTGCGGTTGCGACGAGCGAAAAAAATGGTTTAATAATAATTTTCCGTATGACATGAATAAAAACACAAATAACGGATTCAAAATTTCCAAAAACAAATAAAACAAAATGGAAGAAAAAACTAAAAAAGTAGTTACAAATAAAAAAGGAACTACAAAATCAAAAAATATATCTGGAAAGAGATATGATAGACTTGCCAATAGATCATTTAACCAACTGGATAAAGGTAAAAAAGTTAAATTGCTTGAAAAAGAAGGTGTACACTCTCCTAGTGCTGGTATATTTGGATCAGCTCCAGGGAAGACAGCGGTAGGTGAAATTAAAAAACTTGGAAAAGGTGTTGGTGGAAGAAAAGTAAAATTTACTAAAGAAGATGATGTGTATGATTCTAAAGGATATAGAAAAAGCAAACCAAAAAAAGACGGTGCTTCAATGAAAAAGTTTCCAGAAATAAAAGAAAAGAACGAAGGTAAGTTTACTAAATGGGTAGAAAAGAATATGGGTGGTATGGACACTTGTAAAGCTGCTAGTAAAGTTATGAGATCTCGTACTAAAAAGTATTCTCCAGCTGTAGTTAAAATGGCTAACTATGCTAATAACTTTGGTTGTAAAACTAAAAAAGAAGATGGTGCTTCAGTTCCGTTAAAAGGTAAACAAAAAAACTTACCAGACGCTTTAAAGTCTAAAATATTAGCTTCACCAGGTAAAAAATAAATATGAGTAAATTAGGTAATAAAAGTAAATGTGGAAAAGCTTGGAAAGCTTGGGAAGCTGGTTATGCAGAAAAAGAAGGTGGTAAAGAAGAAGCTGCTAGAGAAAGAAGAGAGTTTTATTGCGATAAAGGTACAATAAAAATGCGTCCTTCTACCGATGCTGATGTTCCTTTAACTGACAAACAAATAAAAGCTGAAAAAAAGAATAAAAAATAAATAATGGGTTTTAAACTAAAAGGTGCACCATACGATGAATCTAATATGAACATAGCTGTTTACAAGAAGGATTTAACAGACGGATCGATTGGTAAATCAAACCACACCGGTATAATAGTAAAAAGTGGTATTAGCCCAGAAGAAGAACAACATGTTATAGCTCACGAAAAAGTACATCAAGAGCAACAAGCTAAAGGTGAATTAGATTACGATAAAGAAAATTTTTATTGGAAAGGTAAAACTTATCCTAGAGCGAACTTAAACGAACACAACGAACAATTACCTTGGGAGAAAGAAGCTTATAAGGCTAGTGAAAAATCAAGGAACAAAGAATCAGAAGAAATGGGATCAACAAAATTTAAATTAAACGGTCACAGGGGCAATAACAAACCTTTTAGCCAAATGACAAACAGAGGTTTAATAGGAGCTTCTATGAACGATACTGACGGCTATAGTCAACCTGACTACGGTTCATCTATGTATGACGAAGATGGTGCTTCAGTTGATCCTCCTAAAAAAAATAAAACTTTAAAAAGACCTGCTGGTAAGTATGATCCTAACTTTAAAGGTGATGAAGGTGTAAAAGGTGGTCATAGAGTAGAAATAACAAGAAAAGATGGTTCTAAAAAAATAGGAACAGAAGTGAATAACACTATATATATCAATGGAAGACCAGTTTCAAAAAAAGATATTATGAAAGCAGGTCAACGTATAACATCAGCTTAATGTCTAAAAAAACATTTAAAGAAACTAAAATAGGAGCTTTTTTATCAAGCAAAGCGCCTAAGGTGCTACAAGCTCTTGGAGATGTATTACCTGATAAAGGTACGTTAGGTATAGTAAAAAATATAATAGCAGGTGATAATAAGATTAAGGCCGTTGATAAAGAACAGGCTATGAAGCTTATAGAACAAGATATAGCTGAAATGAAAGAAGTATCTAGCAGATGGAGAAGCGATATGAAAAGCGATTCATGGCTTTCAAAAAATACACGACCGTTAGCTTTGATATTTTTAACTGCTTCTGCAGTGTTAATGATGTCTGTAGATTCTTTTCACTTACAGTTTAATGTAGATGAAGAATGGATAAGCTTATTAAAAACATTACTGGTAACAGTTTACGTAGCATACTTCGGAAGTCGTGGTGCTGAAAAAATAACAAAAATAAATAAATAAAATGGCGGAATATAACGAATGGGAACCTGTGTTGGGTCCCGTAAATGGATTAATGCAGCAAGAGCCTAGAGTTTTTGGTCACGATGCTTTAGTTTTAACAGCTGCAACGCTTCAAGGAGCACTTACCGTAACAAATGGTGGTAGTGGTTTTGATTCGAGCGATGTTGGTGATACCGTAGCTCAATCAGGGGCTAGCTCACCTTCAGGTGGATCTGGTGCTTCATTTAACATAACAGAAGTAACAGGCGATGCTGTAACAGGGGTTGAACTTACTAGTAGTACGACAGGTGGAACTGGATATGCAGCAGGCATGGTAGTAACTTTAGCTGCAGCAACTTCAGGTGGTAGTGGTTGTCAAATCACAGTTAGTGCAACTGGAGCAAATATACCTAATACAGGTAAAAGAGGAGCTGTTGTATACAATGGTAAAGCAACAACGGCACAAGACATTACAATAGTAACTGAAGCTGGTAACCAAGTTCAATTTAAAAGTGTACAACCAGGTACAGTTGTAGGGCACAAAGCACCTATGTTAGCAAAAAAATTAGTTACCGGTACAGACTGTGTAGCTATATATTAAAATAAAACAAACAATTAAATAAAATCAAATCAAATGAGTGAAGTTAAAAAAATAAAAGAAGAAGAGTTAAAATTAATTATAGAGCAACAAACACAATTAAACAATTTAAATCAAGAAATAGGTTTTTTAGAGCAAAATAAATTTATTAAAATAGACGAAATTAAAGCTTTAAATATAAGCGTTTCTGAATTTAAAGAAGTATTAGAAGCTGAGTACGGAGCTATTAATATTAATCTTGAAGATGGATCTTACACTTTCATTGAAAAAGAAGTAGAAGAAATAGATGATGTCGAAGAAGATAAGAAAGATTAGCATAGGAGCTGATTACAAAAACGAAGCTATGCATTATGCTACTGGTCAAGAGGTATATGGAAAGCACGTTATTAGTGATATTCTTTTTGAAGATAAAGATAAATCGTATAATATATATATAAGCAAAAACGATGAAGTTTTACCTTGGAAAAAGTTTAATTCTAATATGGCAGTTTCTGTAGAGTACGATCTTAAGTATTGATGAAAAGCTTGTATAGCTTTATCGTAAAACCTTTAAATGAAAGATACGATAATGTAAGAAATATAGATAATAAAGAACTTATTATCAACACAGGTATTGAAGATCATCAATTTATTAGTAAAAAAGCAGTTGTAGTTTCTACTCCAGCTGCTTTTAAAAGTAAAGTAAATATAGGAGATGAAGTTTATATTCATCATAACATATTTAGAAGATGGTATGATCAAAAAGGAAGAGAGCGTAATAGTTCAACTTATTTTAAAGATGATCTTTATTTTGTTTCACCTGAGCAGATTTATATGTATAATTTAAAATCACATTTAAACTACTGTTTTATAAAACCAATAAAAAACCAAAACTTTTTAGACAACATAAAAGAACAACCCAATGTTGGTATAGTAAAATATACTAATAAGACCTTAGAAGCGCTAGGAATAACATCTAGAACACTTATTACGTTTACCCCAAACTCTGAATTTGAGTTTATTATAGATGGTGAACGACTCTATTGTATGAAATCAAATGATATAGCTTTAACCCATGAATATAAAGGAAACAAAAAAGAAAATAATCCAAGCTGGGCAGAAAGCAGTTGAAGAACTAATTAAAGTAGCAAAAGAAAAGATTGTAGACTCAGACGACGATGTAAGCGCTGACAGATTAAAAAATGCTGCTGCAACAAAAAAATTAGCAATATTTGATGCTTTTGAAATATTAACTCGTATACAGATAGAGGAGGATATTTTAAACGAAAAGCCAAAAGAAATTAAAGAACAGAAAGCTTTTAAAGGTTTTGCTGAAGGGAGGAGTAAATGAGTTATGAGCAAACTCTCTGGAAAGAGGTTAAAGATTTAATTAACCCTAAAATATTAAAGAAACAAAATCGTTTCAAAAAATGGGAGTATGGTTATAACTCTGATTATGATTTTATAGTAATAAGTAAAACCGGACAAATTGGACAAATCATTGAAATACAAAATCTCAGGATTGCTCTACCAACAGCAGATGAACCGTTTAAACGAAGCAAAGAAAAAACGGAACAAAGATGGGAAAAGCAAGAGTATCCAAAAGAGTTAAGTAGAATTAAATCAAGATTTGATTGGGAAGATTACGATACTGAATTTAAAGAAAAGTGGTACGATTATATAGATAAAGAATTTACAAGAAGAGATGAAGGTTATTGGTTTTACAACAAAGGTTTACCTACTTATATCACTGGTACTCATTACATGTACTTACAATGGTCAAAGATCGACGTTGGGGCACCAGATTACAGAGAAGCAAATAGATTATTCTTTATATTTTGGGAAGCATGTAAGGCAGATAACAGATGTTACGGGATGTGCTATCTTAAAAACAGAAGGTCTGGATTTTCATTTATGTCCTCAGCAGAGCTTGTTAATCAAGCGACGATATCAAGTGACGCCAGATTCGGTATATTATCTAAATCTGGAGCAGATGCTAAAAAAATGTTTACAGACAAAGTTGTACCAATATCCGTTAACTATCCGTTTTTCTTCAAGCCGATCCAAGACGGTATGGATCGTCCTAAGACAGAACTGGCGTATAGGGTTCCGGCTTCAAAACTTACTAGAAGAAAGCTTGAGAGTAATGAG